ATTGTGGGCCCCCTATATTATATTTTGACCCCTCCCCCGGGGTGTCTGAAGCCGTTTGAGCTTCTCAATTAAATAAATTTCGCTAGAAAGCGCATAGACGTTGTAGATTATGCGCAACTAATAAGCATAATAGTAATAATCAATCAAACAATCATACTAAAAGCTTATTAGTTGCGTCTATAATCGTATAGTAGTCTATCTATTAGTCTATAGTTTCGTTATCTGCGTCTTCTATTACCTTGACATAGCATACTTCTTCGCCAGTGACAGGACTAATGTATCGAAGATCCATTTCACAGATCTCGTCAACTGCCGATTCAACAGCGCTATTCATCTCACGCTCGCTGAGTTCATTTGACAATACTGCAATTCTTGCAAGATACGATAATGTGTAGTAACCTGCAATCTTTTCGTCGTATTCCTTCCACTGTTCGAACTGTTTGAAGTAGTTATACGGATTGTCAGTTGTTGTTACCATGGTTCTCTTATTCATGTTAACCAACCTCCATTCCGTTAAAGTTGTTGAATTCTTTGGCTAAAGCCTGTACTGAGATACCAAGATCCTTTGCTACTGTAGATGGAGCATAACCTGCATTCAGAAGCAACCTTGCCCGTGACTTTGTAGAAGCTTTCATACTTCCATTTTGTCTTGGCATTGCTCTTTGTTTAATTGAATCACTGTCTGAATACCTAAGAACCTTCTGGAACTGAGTATCAGAAATTGCACCAGCCTGAATAGCATCCCATTCTCTATCAGTAAGAACAATCTGGTATCTTTTTGTATGAATGCCGCCATTTACAGCATCTCTTGCTTCATCCAGAGCTTTTGCTGCCAATTTTCTTCTTTTATCTTTATTTTCCTTTTCTTTAAGCTCAGGATTTGCTTCTTCTTTAATTCTCATGACACTTCTTGCAAGAATCTGAGCCTGTCTTTCTTTAGGAGCTGCCAATTCAGCAAGCATAATTTTTTTCGCCAACGTTCCATCAGGACCGACGACATCTTTATACTGTTCTTTAGCCTGCTTATTTTGTTCCAGTCTTCCAGTTGCTCTTGACTCTTTTCTTGCTTCATTTGCCAAAGCTTTCAAACGGTTTGCATGAGCAGCATAAACTTCTTCAATGTAATAACCTGAAGAAAGTTCACGGGCATCTTTTGCAAGAGCCAATTTCTCATGCTCTTCCATTCGCGTCTTGATTTTGCCAGTCTTTGGATCTTTATAGGTTTCTTCAGCATCCCGATAGATCTTTTCGCCTTTGTCGTAGCGTTCTTTCTCTTCATCCGTCATGCTGCTTCTTCCGTAGATTTCTTTTCTTTTAGGAATCTGTATCGGATTCTTAGCCCTTGAAATCAGAGTAGATGCACCATGATGCGGCTTTCCGTCTTCATTGTAGTTCAGCTGATACCGATCTTTCAGTTCTTCAATTCCGTTCTCATTATAGGATCGTTTCCAATCCAGATTATGCTTTTCAGCATCGATAACGGTCATCGAATACTTAACAGCCCGTTCAACCTCATCAAGACTCGCGCCTTTAATTGTCATATCGGTGATCAGATTCGAGGCCTTACCCATTTCCAGACCTTTATTAAATCCATCACCTTTCTTACCATCGCGGCTCTTGCCGGTGCATATGGGATCATCAGGATCTCTGCCATAAAAATTAGAAGGATTGAATCCTCTCAACCCTTCCAACGGAGCAGCGCTTTTCAGCCGCTGTCCTTTTGTTGGGATAACCAGAACAGTATCACCATCATAGTCGGCTCCGGAAAGCTGATTTGCTGCCTCTGGATTAATTCCTATAGCATGGGCCGGATGACTTCCGAGCATTCTCTTTCCTTCACGATTGTTGTTATTAACTGTCAATCTCGGAATCTGAAATACACCTTCATGCGGATGACGAACCAGAATAACTTCTTCACCATCGTCATACATTGGCGCATAGACTTCGTTGCTCTTTAAAGAAGTTACCGGAAGAATGACAAAAGATCCCTGTCTCGGAAGTGCGGCTGCTTTCAGATGAACGGCTGCCGAATCACAACTCTCGGCAAAATCGTCAAGCAACTGTCTCTTCAAAGTCGGATTTGTAATAGACTTTAATTCCTGAAACTCATCGTTCATTTCACTGAATCGAATGTCCAGCTGTCGCTTGGCCATCTGTGGATACTGCTTGGAAGCAAACTGTGAAGACAGATTCTTCTTCCACGTGTCCCAATCTTTATCATCATTTACGATGTTAATCGGCGAAGTGTGCTCATTTCCGTCAGCATCTTTGTAATCAAACTGTCTGAATACAGCACCGAATGGATTCGAAGGATCGTCCTTCATCGGCTTAAGTACTGTGTTGTCGCCCTTACCGAGAATCGGCGTTCCCTGATGCTTGCTGGTATTGAAGACAATGTCAACGCCATCGTCCATCTTCTTCGGATCACCATAAACGGCCATTCCTTTCAGATAGTGCGTTCCGTTGACTGCAATACGAACCTGCGCATAGCGCCGATCACCGAGCGTCAGGTCCTCAACGCCAGGACGAATTTCAATCAAACCGTCCTTATCGCCACCGCCTTCTTCATCATACTTTACCTGAATTCTGGAAGATTTCACGCTTGGAATCGGTTTTCGAAATACGGCCTTTTCACCGTAATCTTCAAAGTATAATCCATCCGGCGACGTGATTTCTCCGAGATGTTCACTAAGCTCCGCTTTCGTAACATCTTTTCCGCATAGAATCTTTAGATTCGTGAACTGCTTCGGATTGTTAATCTGAGGAAGCCTAAACGGGTAAACATTATAGCCTTCATCCTGGAGTAGCAGAGCTGCCGCATTCAGATGATCTTCGCTGATGTTCAGCTGTCGGTTTACACCCTCGCCGATATCGAGATATGGCTTATCCTTCAGAACTACTTTCAGATTGTCGGCGACATATTTTACTGTATCCTCACGCTGTTTCTTGTTCGGATTCAGCATGTTTCGTACGGTTCCTTCAGAAATCCCAAGTTCTTTCGCAATGGCCGTGTTACTCCACTGCTTGTTGTGCAGTTTCAGAACTTTCATCTGATTTTCGGCATTGATCTGATTTTTATAGATCTTTCGCATAGCGACATAGTCGCCGGTACTAAGCCCAAAAGCTTCTGCGATTTCTTTTTTACTCAGACCCTGCTCGGCAAGCTCGTCGGCCCGCTGCAGAAAATTCTTATTTCTCTGCGGATTCTTTCCGGATCCCCAGGGATAGCGGCCAGAATGCCGCGGCGTGCCGTAATGTTTCAGATAATCATTCTCGCTCATCTTCCGGTCTCCTCCATCAGCGTTTCCTGAACCCAGGCTTCTTTTTCTTTAATTCCGTAAACAACTTCTTCTACCCGATCTTTATCAGGCGTATACTCCTGAATGTCGTCATTCTGATAAATCCTCAGATTTACTTTCGTATTAAGCGGATTTACACCAAGTGCCCGCTCATACTCCAAAAGAAAAAGAGCAGCATAGATCTCCAGCTGCTCCATGTGTACCTGCCCAGTTCCGGTTTTCAGGTCATGTATTCTTAATATTCCGTGATTGAAATACGCCGCATCCGAGTGACCGAAACAGACGTCAGAATACTTCAGTGCCACTTCCGGTGTCATTCCGTATCCGATCGCATCGTTCACATAGGCTGTCAGCGTTTGCGTCGAACCTCTGAGCTTCAATCCCTTCCGGATCAGCGCTGCCGCAATCTCATGCAGCTCCGTTCCCTCCTGCGCCGCCCTCTGCGAACGCATGAAGTTTGTCATCTGTTCACGACTGTAGTTGATCCAATAAGGTTTACTCGGACTCAGGATCGCGTGTTTCCCGTCCAGTTCCGAATGCCTGTTGAAGTTCATTAAGTACCTCCTGTTTATTCTCAGGGTAAATGAATCTCGCGAAAGACATACCGTCTCCACGCGCAACATAACGCTCCTGATTTGGTCCAGGTTTCCGTCTGTCCTTCTCAGACGCCTTGCATTCCAGCCATGCCCATTTGTCTCCATATAGCACCGTCAGATCAGGGATCCCCTGAAAACTCACAGTAGGCTCATTCTTATAGACAATGGCTCCCGGAAACCGTTCTTTGATTTCTTCAACCAAATCTTTCTGAAAATCTTTTTCAAGCATTCCTTTCACCTCGAAATCCGTCGGAAAACGCAGAGAGGTTTTGGAAAATACGACATTCCCTTCCTCTCTACTATAGGCGTTGTAAATTTTACGAATTCCGATTTCTGAAAAATCTGCTTTCATTGAAATTTTTCTTCCGCTTTAACGCACGACCGATGGCAATGTCAATCGGCGCATAGGTGCGAAAGCCATAATAATACAGATCCCGAAACGGCGTATTCCGCCGATCAATACGACCCATGGCCTGTTCCGTCATCTTGTAGGAATAGCTCTGCGAATAGAACAACATCGTATTTGTCTTGATACAGTTCCAGCCTTCGGCTCCTGCGGCATACTGAACGAGATAGACCCAGCGTTCGGAATCAGGAACGTCCATGTCATGTTTATGACCATTCCATTCTCCGATTACCGTTCCTTCCGGCCAGTTAGCATTTTTCAGAATCTCCAGTTCGTAGTCGAAATTGTAGAAGATGATAAGCTTCGGCCGATATTCGGCAACCTCGACTGTTCTGGCTATTCGACTCGGATCGGCATTCACAACTTTTCTCAGCAGATAGCAGAGCTCGCTGATATTCTCAACCGGTTTCTCATCCCATGGATTCCATCGATCCTTCATCAGCGTCCTGTAAGTCTCCTTGCTGTACTCTGCTGGCAGTGTAATCATATGTCGCTCCGTCGGCTTTTCATAATCGATATTTACAAGAATCCGATCACGCATTCGCTCCAGAATCCTGTCATCTACATAACGGTCGACTTGCGGATATTTCGAGTAGCGATTGTAAATCACATGACGCCGCTCGAAGTCTCGCTTGTTTTTAAAGAAACCGTTTGCAATAAAGATAGACAGATAATCCATCCAGCAGTCACCAGGTGTTGCCGTCAGAAAGATCCATCCATTTTCTCTTGCAATCTGTATGAATGATTTCGACCAGGAGCCATAACCAACTACCCGCTGTTCGTCGAACAGAAAAAATGCGTTCTTAACGTCCTCATACTTTTTGATGTTGTTCCACGAGTCAACGATGACTTTTACTTTATTGCCATATTCGCTGTT